AAATCTTAAAACCACGCTTTACTCAATATAAGTAACCCTTTTCAGCAAAAAATTTAATGTAGTAAATTAGAAAAACCAGTTGTTGCAAAAATTGCAACAACCACTCTTCAAGGAAAATAAAAAATCCAACAAAAAAGAAACCGCTCAACCCGAAGCGGTTTCTTTTTTATACCTTATATCTTTTTCCTTATTTCCTTACTTATTCTTTCCCCATGATTTCTTTGGCGATGACGTAGCCTTCGGTGTAGTTATGGCCGAGGTTGAGGCCGAAGATGTCGAGCGGGTAGTCGATGCTGCCGTAGAAGTTGCCGGCGAGGTTGCCTGCGGCGTAGAGGCCCGGGATCGGGTTGTCGTCTTTATCCAGGCACTGCATCTTTTCGTTGATGACGACGCCGGAGCAGCCTACGGTGAAGCGGATGTGGCGGTGTACGCCGTAGAACGGTCCGACTTCGACGGGGCAGAGTTTTTCTGCCGGGACGCCCATTTCTGTATCTTTTCCTGCTTTGGCCATTTCGTTGTAGTGTTTGACAGTTTCAAGGAAAGCAGGGATGTCTTTGATGCGGAGCTTTTTGGCGAGTTCTTCGAGGGTGTCTGCTTTGTAGGTGTCGATGAGGTCTTTCATGACGCCTTTGTGTTCGGAGTCTTCTTCCGGCATCCAGTTCTTGAGGGATTCGAAATCGTCGACGGTCATGCCGATTTTCTTGGCTTGGTCTACGTAGCGGGAGTCGAAGATCTGGCAGTAGTGGCCGCTGTCTTCGGCGAAGGTGAGGTAGCAGTTCATGAGTTCCATGCCGACGGTTTCATCGCAGAAGCGTTTGCCGTTCAGTTTCACGCGCAGGTACGGGGCGCTCATAAGGGAGGTCGGGCCGGAATCCATGTCGTGGGCCATCTTGGTGTGGCCGACGTTTTCCATGCGGCCGCCTGCCCAGACGATCATCTTGTGGCCGTCGCCGCTTCTGCCTGTTCTCTTCAGGGCGAAGTTCGTCATATCCGGGAGGTAGTAGTCCATCATGGACTTATCATTCGCATAGTCGCCTGTGGCAACGACGACGCCTTTCCTGGCTTTGAAGAGGATGTGTTTTCCTTCATGCTCGCCGATGACGCCTGTCACTCTGCCGTCTGCGCCCTGATCGAGCATGACAGCCGGGGTTTCGTAGAAAATGTCGACGCCCTTCTTCTCAGCCAGTTTGCACATGGCCTTCATGGCAGCGCCGGTGTCGTATGGTTTCGGCCCGAAGACGCAGGTCGTGAATTCGATATGCCAGCCGGTTCTCTTCAGGAGTCCTGCATGGGCATTCGTTCCCATATCGACGACCTGGGCGCCTGCTTCCTTGCCCTTTTCAATCGTCCAGAGAACGGCCTCGCCGGATTTCTTGGCCCACATATCGAGAAGCTCCCTCTTGGCCCTGTGGCCGGAAGCAGCTTCGAGCATGGAAACGCACTTTTCCACGTCGACAGGATCGCTCTTGTCCGTCAGGATGCCTGCGCCGAAGTTTCCGCACGCAGCCGCTTCCTTTTCCTTCTGGAGAATGGCGACCTTCGCGCCCAGCTCCGCTGCCTTCAAAGCACACGGAACGCCCGGAGAACCTGCGCCGATGATGACGATGTCGTACTCCTTCGTATCCGCAATATCCGTAATCGGATCCGGCTTTTTGAAAAATGATGGAATCTCTTTCATAAGTCTGACCTCCCCTTTCTATAAAAAATGGAATAGTACTATATGGTATTATCTTTCTATATCTATTATAGTCTTTATAGAGAGGTCAATCCATGGACATAAGATAGAAATTGTCCTATTTCTTGCTTTTCAGCATACATGTTTTTTATGGAATGCAGGAAAAAGAAAAATCCTTTTTTGCGCACGAAAAAAGACAGCGGAATCCGCTGTCTTCATTGCTGGTGAACCGTAAGCGCCCACATCAGAATATATTTGTATATCCGGATTATGTTTCTGTGTTTGTCAGTAGAGCAGTATAGAAAAAGCGTGGATCAGAGTAGATGTACCCTGGTCCACGCTTTTATTATACTTTCTCTTCAGTGCTAGATTCCGATTCTGTTGGAATAGTTTTGTAGATATGGCTCTTTTTATTTTGCTATGGCCGCAGCAGCACAGATGGCGGCAATAGAAATCCACATATTTCTTTGCCTTGTCTTAACTCTGATTTTACGTTTTGCCTCTTGCTCTAACTCTTTCAATGATTGATTGGCTCTGCCTAATGATTTCTGCGTCTGTTCGTTCAAGCTCTTGGACGCGATCAACTCTTTCTTCACTATCTCTAATTGCTGATTGGCTTCGGTCAGCTGCGTTTTCTGCTCGGTCAAGAGCTGCTGCTTGGTCTCGTTGTTCTTTGCGAGCTGATTCAAGTTCGTTTCTAACTGTGTCAGCTCCCCTTCTGATATCTGATACATCGCTTCTGCCTGCACAGAGGAACCACACAAGGCCGGCAAGAAGCACAACGCAAGCAAGAGCAGCAGCACACAGCTTCTGTTTTTTATCTTCCACAATTTCGAGCCTCCCTAGTACCAAACTGACATATCATAAGTGTTCCCGTCTATAATGTAACTGTCTGTGCACTGCCACCCTGCAAGTCTATTGTCAGGGTAATAATCCAGGAAGTCGCATTTTTCGGCATACTGAGCGCACCAGTACGGAACATAATCTGCCAGATCATTAACATTGATGCAGTCTGTCAATGTTGATAGACTCGCATAGATTCCAGCGCTATAGCCGGCGGCGTTGCATGCAGAGATAAACGCACTGCAAACTGCGGTCACGTCATCGGAATCCTGCCCAATTACCTCGGGAGCTTCCACGTCAAACCATATTCCTAAGTCTGGTGCTCCGTATCCTAAAGTTTCCAGCGCGCCAATTACTACCTGAGCTTCCTCCTCCGCCCGTTCTGTCGTTTGCGCATGAGAGAAACAATAGACGCCCCACGGGAGCCCACGAGCAGCGGCTCCCGCAATATTCTTTGCAAACAGTTCGCTAAGAGTGCGGCCCTCTGAAATTTTCACGATTACACCGCCAAAGCCGTGGTCAATGAAACGGGACCAGTCGACATTTTCATTCCAGTCTGATAAATCGATAACATTCATCTTTACGCCCTCTTTCTTTTGATTAACCCGACTAAATCATGCACGGCGGATACACCTGCATCGTCAAGATTCTCGATGACGCTTAAAAGCTCGGTCGAAGCCAAGTAAGCAATCACTATCTGTCCGAAATTTACGTGACCAATCATGTAATCCGCAAATCCTGCCGCAATGACGGCGAAAATGTACATGAGGATTTTCCCCAAGAACTGCGTTTTCATCTCATGACTATTTATGATTCTTTGTCTATGCGCCTCTGGAATAGCTTTGATAGACTCCACAAGTGATGGATTCTCCTTGCCCTGTGCCTTCAGCATTTCATAAGACAATGCAATGAACTTCGCAAATAAATCTATCGCAACAAGAGCCGTGAACGCAGTAAACAGCATAGCATGTCTAGCCAGCACCAGAAGTACTGCCCCGCCGGACAATTTAAATGGCCACCCGCCCGGAATACTGCACACTGTCTTGTATGCGTATCCGTAAATCTGCCGCATGAATTCCATCAGGTTTTGTCCTCACTCTTCTCTGTCTTTGCTTCATCGGCTGCTTTAGCTTCAGCCATAGCGTCCAAAATAGCATTATGAGGGCAGTCATCCCATGGGCAGCGCCCGTCTTCATTTAAAATGTTACCGCAATATTCGCAAAATTCCATGATTTATCCCTCCCTTATGCATTCTTGATTTCCGTTGCCATGTTGGCCAGTGTGGTCTTATACTGGCTGTCAATCTTAGTTGTATCGGCGCCCAGCATAGCCGCCTTTACCCTTGCTTCTACAAGGTTGTCCAAAGTCGGCTGGTACTTCGCTTTGATGGTAGCAATAGCAGATGCTTTCTTTTCTGCAGCAGTTGGTTCTGGTGCGACGTATGGTGCAAAAGTCCCATCAGACTGGCGGCAGTATTCTTTTCTATCGGTATTATTGCCCAGCAGATTGTTATAGTTGGCCTGATCCACGAATACATAGCCATATGCCAGTAAATCCGCTACCTTCACACTGCCATCCGTAACATTGCCATCCAGATCGACATAATAATGGACGCCATCAGCATAAGTGGTGCCTCTCCGGCCGTCACTGTTAAACTTGATTAAGTAGTCTTTCATTTTTTACCTCCAATTCATGTTGAAAGGAATGATAACAGAATGCGAAAGCCCAACGGATATGGATCCATTAAGCATCTTAGCGGTCGCCGGAGGCGGCCGTTTGTCTTTGTAGTGTCTCAGGAAGGCCGGCAGAAGCCGGTTGAATATTTTGCCTCGCAGATTGAGGCTGAAATTTTTGCCGCTGATTACAACAAAATCCATCGGAATGCCTCCCTCGCTGACCACGAATTAACATTTGAAGAACTATACCATAGGTGGTTATCCCGGCACATAGCTGATACAAATCTATCTACCAGCGCCCTCTGTGGATATAAAAATGCTTTCCAGCATTGCTCTGTGCTGCATGGGATGCCATATGCAGCAATCAAATATAGTGACTACCAAAGGATCATTGATGAAATGCGGAAGGATGGCCTTTCGTATTCTAGTGCGAAGAAGGTTCGTTCCTTAATTTCACTCATGTCTGCTTATGCTGAGAAGATTGAAGCCGGAGGGAAGAACTATGCATCACTGCTCTCCCTGGGGAGGAATCATCCAGTGCATCCGCATAAGCCTTTCAGCCGGCAGAAGATTAACCGACTGTGGAATGTCTTGGATTTCCCTGGTGTCGATACTGTATTGATCCTTCTTTATACTGGAATGCGCGTAGGTGAAATGCTGGCTCTTTTAAAATCAGACATCAACCTTCGGCAGCAACTGATCCGGATCACCAGATCAAAAACAGATGCAGGCATCCGTACTATCCCTATCCACCACCACATCCATCCGCTGATTATTGCTCGAATGCATTCCCCTGGCCTGTATCTCATTACAGATCAGGCAGGTAAGCCATATAGCTATAGCCGGTATTGCAACATGTGGAGGCGCATCATGACGGAAATCCATGCGGATGGCCACACAACTCATGACTGCCGGCATACTGTAGCTACACTACTTGATAATGCTGGAGCAAAAGAGACAGCTAAGCGCCGCATACTTGGGCATGCTGGTGGAGATGTGACTGAGCGTGTTTATACTCACAAAGGTCTGAGGCAGCTACGAAAATGCATAGAACTGCTGAAGTAATTTGTTACTAGTACGCTACTCAATCAATCGTACGCATTAACGAATTATCTGCATTATCTGTTGTTCGCAGTCTGTTACTATTGATACTGTATAAAACAACCAGATTATCATATATTTACGCTTCTACGATTGTAGATATCTGATGTTCCGGCAGTTTTTACCATGGATTTGATTTTCAAAAAATCATGAATCCCCTGCTTGTTCTCCCCTTCTGCTACTTGTTCGTAACCATCCTTCTACAGTGGGGAAACGTTGGGTTTAATAATAACAACACATATTGCGATTGGATTTTACCGTTAAGTGCATCATCATTACTTTGCGCTTTTTCATCTGACTATGATTCTTCAACGACATCGAGCACCACGATTAATGACGCATTTGTTGCTGCATGTAAATTGTCATATTCAACCGGTTCGAAAATTAGGTTTGTTACCACAAATAGTTCGATGTCCGGCTTTTGGGCGATTGCTATTTGCAAGTGAACAGTGGGGATTCGTGAATGATATCTCACAAAATTCGTATGTTACACTCCCAATAAGCGCGACTCCGTTAGCTGTGCTAGCTAATGACATCAACATGGATCATGAACCACTGATCTTAGCTACATTCTATTACGAAAATGGTAAGTTTATGATCGATGGGCGAAGGGTAACCAATACTAATAATATTTGGGGACACTGGATTGCTATTTGCATATAAACAGTGGGGAAATAGTTATGAATCGCAAACTCTTACGCTACCGATACAAAGCAATATATTGGTCATTATCGGGATGCACGAAGGCACTACAAAACAAACGGTTTCTTACTTACGATCGGAGAATAAATGGGTTGGTTCAGATAGCTCTCTTTATTTGTTTTATATTGCTATTTGCCAATAGCAAGAAAGGAAAGCATTTCATCTGTGTTAAGGCTAGATACGACACTCGTCCCACTCAGACCGTTATACTGCGCTGAAACGCCGTAATGCTGGATATACCCATTAAGCATAGTGGAGGACAGCGGTAATGTGAAAGAACCAGAGCCATTGGTGATTTGGAACGTTCCCCACTGTATAATTAATCCGCCGAAGTTTGGACCAAAAGCAACATAGCCATTTGTGCCAATGACGCCGGAAATGCCCAATTTAGTGTTTGTGAATTTTGCGCCAGACCAAGTGACATCTGAGCCGCTCGATAGATTAGAGACTAATGTTGCGAGTGAAGCCAGCGTAGTTGCTGGATTTCCTTTCCATCCGCTCGCACCTGTGGCCGCTTTGATTCTGTTACCCAGGTTGCTGAGCAAATTACGGATGGTATTCAAGTCTGCGGTTGGCACCAGTGTATCATCTACAGTTGCCTGCATCGCACTGTGTGCATCTGTTGCATTATTGTGTGCTGTCAAAGATTTGGAGCCGGTTTCATCGAGACCTTGAATAGTATTATCAAGTGTGTCCATATTGGCATTGATATCTGCAATATCTGCAGCATCAGTGTAGTCAGGTTTAATCAAGTTGAGGTAACTTGTTCTTGTTGCCATTTCTGTTCCTCCTATTAGTCAACATCTTTAATCATGGTTTCTTTCCAGGTTCTGGTCTTCATATATGACAAGTTATGCCGGAGTGCATAGTTATCAGACCATATCATTGATTCTTCATCTGTCCAAGTCTTTGCTTTGACATTGGACCAGAATAACGGATAGTAATAGTCACGCCATTTGTTGTAGATGTACCTGAACTTGTAATCAATGTGTGCCGGCTTAATGCGGTCAACTGATTTTACCAGTGCATCCGTATAAGGAGCCGGTTCCATGTAATGACGGAAAGCATACGTGATTGTAGCATCACCGTCATACTCAGCTGTGCAGTCTCCATTGTAGATTCCATCACAAATCTGCTGGATAGCCGGCATGGATGCAAACTGCTTTGCCAGCCAGTTAATTTGAATATCGCTCCTGCGCATTTCCAGTGTGGCATCTTTTGCAGGTGTCAGTCCCAGATCTTTTTCCAGCCCCTTGCAGCCATCTTCATCCAGCTTGTCGAAGAACAGGTTGTAGTAGTCCTGCATCAGCTTGCCATCAACACCAGTCATGTCTGCGTCGATGGCATCATACAGAGCTTTTACCCATCCATCTTCTCTATACCAGGCATGCAGTGCTTTGAGCATGGTTTTAGTCAGCATAGGTTACACCACCTAACACGGCCACGGATTCCTTTGGAATGACGATATTTGATGTACCGCCGTTCACTTTCAAATCCGAATAGTCAAGTACACCGGTAGTTCCGATGATGGCCGCACCGATTCGTGCATAGCTGATATAGTCCGTTTCACTGTCACCGGCGGCGAATGCCTGGGAGCTGATGTAGGATTCAATCGCTTTGGTCACATTTTCTTTGATAGTTGCAAGGTCTTCAGATGTAGAAACCGATACCGTGACCGATACCGTGTCAGCCGATTTCACTGTGCATACCGCACCTACAGGAGCCTGGCCTTCCCCGTATCCGGTTTTGCCTGGATCGATGTATTCCTGGACGGCCTGCACCAGACTGTCAGATGCCGGTTTATTATCATTTCCTATGATGACCACTTTCACAGTGTTACGGCCATTCCAGCAGGGAAACACACGCGCATTGCCCACGCCATCAACAGCTTTTGCCCATGCCAGGTAATGGTATTTGTTCCCGCATGTAGCAGGAATCTGCAGCTTTTCATAATAGCGTGTACGGAATTCATCATCGGTCTCTTCAGAATATCCGCCTTCTGCCGGATCCGGATTAGTAACAGAACCGATACCGTTGATTGTGACAGGAATCTGTGTGATTGTGTTAGCGGCCACGTTTCCACTTGTGCCGGCAACTACAGCCTGCACATTGAAGGTATCTCCCTGAGCAACTGTTTTCGTTTCTGTAGATTCGAACTGGATCCCGTCAACCGTCTCAAACAAGTCACCGGCTACGATTCGACCGCCGCCGGAAACAATCTGAATGACTGCTTTCGCTTTTACTGCGCTGTTTCTAGTAAGGCCAACACGTTGATAGCACCAGGAATCCAGTTCAGAGCCTTCCAAGTTATCTACATTCTGTTTCTCTTCAACCAAGAATGCTTTTTTCCACAGCTGGTACTGGCCGAAAGAAACACCACGAGTAATGTCATAAGTGGGGAAGCCTTCTGTTTTCTGGTAGTCATCCGGAACTCCCTGGAGAATTGTATTGTGAATCTGGTTAATCGTATACATTTTCTGAAATCACCACCTCTACACCGTCATTCATGACTGCCGTGAAACTGAATACTCCGGATTCACCGGAAAATGTCCAGTCTTTTGTTTCTTTGATTACTGGGCAGGTTTTCAGTAAATCATCGGAAATCTGTTGCTTAATCGTCGCAATAGCCACGGATCTGGGCAGGCGATATCCCACAAGCCCATTCGTATCAACACCAAAATATTTGTCATAAATGGCATACTTGTTTTTGATAGTGTTGATGAACAGCCGGATATGCTGCTCGATGCTTTCTGTCAGCGTGCATTCACGGTTAAATCCGGAGTTAATCACGAATTCTTTTTTCTTATAATCAAAATATGGGCTCCGGCCTAAAGTCGTTACCCCTGTTGTCGCCGCGGATGTGCTGCTGTTTGCATCGGTTGTAGAAACAGCGGCGGTCAAATCGTTCAGATCAATATCGGAGGGAAACATAAATCACACTTCCTACACAATGATATCCACAATAAAGAAGCGCTGGTTGTCCGCTGTTGGAGCTACCATCACTTTATTTCCAGGCTTCCAGTCATCAATCGGATGCAGTGTGACATGGCCTGTGGCCGTGTTAGATGTGGAATAGCTGCTTCCACTGTGCTTATAGCCGCCGGTGCAGCTGCCGGTTGTCAGACTGCCGCTCTGGCTTTCAGAATCAATCGTAAAATCACTGGCTCTCTGCAGGATGTGCCTGCAAATGTAGCCGTTCCTTTTGTCGATGATGTAGGCCCCGTTCTGGATGGAAACCTTCCAGTCATCACCAGTCTGTAGGATCAGACCGATGCAGTTGGATATGGGCTTCGGATTGTCCCGCTTTTTGAATTGGTTGGCCATCTCCTGGGCCCAGGTATCAGCAGCCATTTACACCGCCCCTTCCTGATTGTCTTTTGTAGACTGGATTTCCAGCGTCATGAAATGATTGATGTTGTCATAGGTGTGGTTGGCAGAAAGAACAAGGAAGTCCCCCACCAAGCTCAGTTCCTCGCTGTTGAATGTTAGCACTCTGCCGGATCTGACTTCATCGGATCCGAAAAGCTTCAGCCGCTTGCTGATCTTTTTCCTGCAGAGCTCTTTCAGCTTCTTGTCAGCAATCTTCTGGGCATCGTCTTTCTCTTTGTCCGTAACCTTTTCATAATGGACAATTTCACCATAGACTTTGGCAGCATCCTCATTCTCAGCAGTGGCTACAACGGCCACATCCTTTTCCTTCCCAGATGTGACAACAACCTTCGTGACGATATCCTTCACGCTGCTGTCTGCCTGGTAATCACCAATCACGTTGGTGATATCGAAGGGCTGTTCATTGGGTGCCAGCTGGTAGGTGGCAGTGATCTTCAGGTCATCCCGCTTCGTGATATACAGCTTGTCCACCCTGACTTCCATCCGGTATTCAATGCCGGTGGCATCTGTTTCCTGAGCAATGATATCCTTCAGCGCTTTGGAAACTTCATCTCCATTATAGACCTTATTGATGACCGTATTCATTTCTGCTATTTCTCCGATTTCAATGCCCTTCTGGTCACAGATCCTTCGAATAGCATCAGATGCAGTACAGTCCACCAGCTGCACAAATACCTGGTCTTTATTCAGAAACCATGCGTAATCATATGCTTTGTATTTGTACTTTGACAGCCCTTCCCTTGATTCTTCTTCAATGATTCCGGTATAGACTGCCTTACCGTTGTTTTCGAAGCAGATTTTCCCGCCGAACTCCAACCGTTTCCCCTGGTAATTGACGTCAAGCGGATTATCAATCAGGTCGAAATCGAATGCTTCACCTAACTGGTCAATCTGGTCTCCACGGGTATAGTTGCTTGTGATGCCGGTAATATCTTTCGTTGTGCCATTGTAGGAGTAGGTCAGTTTGAAGTTATTCATTCAATCACTCCTTCAGATGCCTGGCTGGCTGCAATATTTACCGGCGGCTTCTTGTACTCACGGAAATCAATCTGGAATTTGATATCGTTGTTCTTTTCCTGATGGTATACGAAATTGTCGATAGTGCAGAGCATATCCAGCTTTACCGCTCCGAATGTTTCAACGAACATCAAGCGGAACACCACGCTATAGCGGCGATATTTCTCAATCCAGTTCACATACTCCCACCCATTTTTGTAACTGGCCTGTGCACGGATGAATGGATAGTTCTTATTAACAGGGAAGATGCTGGAGAATGATAATGTTCGAAGCTTAGGAGCACCAATGACATTAATGTCACCGGTCACGGCTTCAAAGGTGTCATTATCCTGTGGGCTGTTCATATCCGGAAAATCGCCTGGAACAACAGGGAAGACAATGCTGTCTGTGGTGTTATCCACCTTCAGCACAATATTGATGCGGGATTTCAGCGCGGAGGTCAAATCGCTGTATGAAGAGCCCGTATACTGAAGCAGTATATCAGTCAGTAAGCTCATTTTCCCACCTCCTAGCTGTTCCTCAATGCGTCACGGACTTTGGCCGCGATATATTCACCGGTCTGTCTCATGTAGTCCTGGTTTCCAATCACATTGCCCTGGACAGATAGATTTACTGTTACGCCGCCACCACTTCCACCATTGTTGATTAGTTGCAGCAGTTCCCGGTGCGGCATGATCTGGCTTCCGGATGGAAGTGTAATCAGCTCGCCGCCATTTTCATTAACCATGGTAGGACCGCCACGGAAGTAAGTGGTGCCCAAGGCATTATTGTCTTCACTTTCACAGCCGCCAGTGTCCTCGCCACCACCAAAGGAAGGAAGGTGTATAGAGCTTACCTTGCTGGCGATTTTATCCACCAAGCCGATGATGAAATTAAGTGGAGCGGCCGCAATACTTGCCAGTGTGTCAAAGATTCCCTGGAAGATGTTCACCACATTCTGCCAGGCTCCCTGCCAGTTTCCGGTAAACACATTCACAATGAAACCGATGAGATTAGACAGCACATTGACTACATTTGTCAGTACGCCGCCTATTACATCCACAGCCGTTTCTACTACAGAAGAAATAATTGCAAACTGAACTTCAAAAACAGGTTCCAGGAAACCGGCAACAAGCTCTCCCAAGGCCAGCAGCTGAGATGCCAGATCATTCACTGCATTCCTAAAAGGCTCAGACTGTGTATAAAGTGTGTAGAATGCTACAGCCAACACGCCGATAGCGGCCGCAACTAATCCTATCGGATTCAAGAGTGCGGCGAATTGGACAACACCGCCGGCAAGCTGGATGCCGTTGAGAAGTGTCCTCAGCATCTGAATTTTACTGATGACACCGCTAATCACATTGAACGCCGCAAATCCTGTCGCTATGCCGGCAATGACCGGAGCAACAGTTTTGGCGATGCCAATGAAATCCTGAATGTGCTGAACAAGAAAGCTGATTCCATTACCAACACTTTCAATGATTCCTGGCAGCGCCGCCGCAAGGTTATTAGCGAATTCCTGAATAGCCGGCAGTGCTTCATCCACCTTTACTACAAGCTGGTCCATGATCGGAGCCAGGGCAGTTCCTAATGGTGTAATCATTCCTGCAAAGGCAGTCATGATGCCTGTACGAACCTTGTTCAGCCGTTTACCGACTTCTTCCTGCATGTCGCCGTAGTCATTCATGATGGCCGCGGCTTTGCCTGCATCTGTCTTTCTCATGGCCTCATTGACGCCGCCGACGTTCTGGGCAAGGACTTCTGCAATCATGGCGGCGCGTTCATCGGCCGTGCCGGTCTTAATGATGTCCTTCTGGTAATCATCCAGGGAGATGCCTACACGCTGAAGTGCGCCAACATTGCCCATCATGACTTTACCAATCATGTTTGCCACGTTCACCGCATCTTCCTGCGTGGCGTTTAGGCCTTTCTGATTGACCAGCAAATCAAGCATTCCGGAAGAAACGGTCTTTATCTGGTCTTCCGTCATCTGGAAAGTTCCCAGCTGTGCCATGCCAGCAAGGGTAACTTCATCGCCAACAACCCCGACAGTCTGCAATTGGGATGCATATTCTCCCAGAGACTTAGCCGCCCGTTCAGCCGCTCCGGCACCTTGCTCCTGAATAGCTCTGACATCTCCCAGAATCGTTACCAGTTTGGTCTCAGCGGCCACTTGAGCATTGGCCTTCTCTATGGCTTCATCAGCAAAGTTTTTGGCGCCTGCTATGGCAAGTCCAGTGCCAATGGCCGCAATACCCATACCGATTTTAGCCACGGATCCGGCAAGTGACAGGAACTTTTCGTTCGCACCACCGGCAAATTTATTGACCATATTCTGGGCATTTTTAATCTGCCTGGTAGCCTGTTTAGTTTCACCGGCCACCTTTTTAAGCGGCTGTGAAAACTTATCTACCAGTGTCAGAAGAACGTTGATGCCTCTTGCCATGCCTTACCCCCCTTTCCCGTTAGTTATTCTCTCTTGCTCTTCAGCCATCAAGTCCACATGGAGCTGGTAGAAAAGCCATTCCATGGGAGTGAGAGATTCAAGTTCATGAATGCTGTGGCCACGTTCGATGTAGTAACGAATTACAAGCAGCTCGTGGTCACGCTTCATCAGTTTTTTATTTCTTGAACTGCACTTTCTGCTCCAACATAGAACTTTTCAATGATTGCCTGAGCAAAGTCTACAATGGCTTCAATGTTATCCCCAAAAACCGCGGGAACCACATCATATGGTTCAGCCAGCCCGTTTCTAAGTTTTTCATCATGCAGCATTGGGACGGATTCGTAGATAATCTTGACGGCCCCTTCAAAACTTTCCCTTGTAGATGTCTTGCCATTGACGACATTGAGGTCATCAAACATGTCAATGACTTTATCAATTGGAAGTTTCTGCGCCATGAAAGTCAGACCGATTTTACTTTCAATGGGGAAGAAGGCATTCCTATCGTTCTCACTCTTCATTTTCCGCTTCAGAAGCTCTTCAAGAGTTGCTTTTTTAGATTCCATATCTTGCTAATCCTCCAAAAATTAGTACGAGGCGGGTTTTCGCCCGCCTTGTTGTTAATTAAAGTCATCGATGGTGTCAGTCGGTACATAGCCGCCAGCACGGAAAGGAATAGATTCTTCTCCAACTTTGGCGTTTTCAAAGCTTGCCATGCCTACTTCATCAAAAGTGACATTGGACAGCTTCACACGTTCCATGCCGGTTACAGATGGATCGGAAACTTTAGCCACCATATTGATATCCGGCATGTCCATGGACAGAACTGCATCTTTCATCAGTTTCAGCACGTAGGAATCAACTTTATGCAGCACCATGGTGCCTTCGATAGAGGCACCTGTATAGCGGCGCTGCTGGATGGGGTTCCCGTTCTCATCGATATCTTCATAATTCAGTTTCAGCTTGCATTCAAAGCTTTTGACATTGGCCAGAAGCTTGTCATTCATCCAAAGTCGGCCATTAGTGCCGCGGATGATTTTATTTGTTACACCTTTATCCATTTATTCCACCTCCTTATTCCATAGTAATGACGAATTTCAGATCTTCGATAGCATCCAGAATCTTGACCGTGGCAGCCAGGAAGACTGTGGTCTTGAATGCCATGCTTCTTACTTTATCGTTAGTCCAGTCAGTTGCAGCAGTCTTACCAACAGCCAGCCAGGCATTCCTCTGGGCTTCTACATCAATGTAGGCTTCATTGCCTGTGGTATCTGCATCATCGTTGCCGGTATAATCCGGATCCAGAATTTCTTCCTTTTCCAGTTCCTTGAAATAAGCATCAACCGCGTCAATGAAGAGCTTTTGGTTAGACAGATAATTCTTGTATTTGCCCTGGTATTTCTGCTTGAAGGTGGTAGCGATATCTTCAATGATCAGGTTCATGGATTCCACAATGATGATGTGGCTCATGTCTTCTGTATCAGTGGAAGTGAATGTGGTAAGGCTGTTGACGCCTCTTGCAATCTTGACTTCATCGTCATCCACATACAGGCAGAAGTAACCTTTATCAATCCAGCCGTCAAGGTCTGTATCAACTGTGGCCACATCCGCACAATCGGCCAGATCTTCCAGCACGTAGGAAGTACAGGACCGATTCATTGGCAGATTAGCCAGAATAGCACACAGACGCGGCAGATATTCATTCATGGCCACGAAAACATTGCTCTTGGTGCCATCGCTGGCAGTCTGAATTTCAGTAACCGTAGCATTTTTTACGTTGATTACATACTTGGAATCAGCAGTAGTCGCATCGTAGACAATGCAAACTGTATGCTTCATCATGCCTTTGGCGGTGGCATTGTAGTCTACAACGTAGCTTGCAAGAGCCTGCTGGCTTGCGGCATCAGTGGTGCAGACGTAGTTGTATTTGATTTTATCAAGGATCTTCAGCGCATCCTTGAAATCCCCTGCAGTAGGAAGAGAAATGACTACAACCTTATTCACCGCAACCAGGAAGCACCGTTCAAGGATTTTCAGGTTGTCTTCGGTATAGCTCTTAGAATCAAGATCCATACTGGATCTGTAGGTTTTTTTCGTGATGTCCGTTTGACTCAGCGTATCATCTCTGATGATGATAGCCGCAATACCGCGCTCAGAACGCTTAATTGCAGAAACGGCCAGTTGCTTGAACACAACTTCAATTGTTGGCAGTCCCATCTAATTTACTCCTTTCACAATTCATCTACTTTATAGGTTTTATCTTCTTCCTCATCAGATTCAGAAGAATCTTCAGTAGAAGAACGGCCCGTATCTGTAGATGGTACAGCAGATGGTTTGAATTCCAAGCTGTCGATGATTTCTGCATCCGGCAGACGGTCATCATCCTGTACAAGGTCCACAATAAATGCAATCTGTAAAACTTTGTCGGCCTGATTGATGTCGCTCCGGATCGTATCATCAGCTTGAATTACGAAACCATATTTTTCGGAATTTTCATCTGGATCCAGCCGTGTAGTGTCCTGCAGCAGCTGTATGATGGCATCCCGTTTCTTCAGTAAGTCAACGAAACCTTTGTAGGTGTCAGCCGCAAAGTAGTAAAGCCGGAAAGACAGCCCATCTTCATAATAGGTGCCTACACGGCCTGTATCGACGCATTCCAGGTCAAGGAAAAAGCAGGGTCTTTTGAATCCTTCAGTGATGTCGGTATTCTGTACCGGAACATCAGGGAAAGCGCCCTGCAATATCTTGGTGAATCTGGCGATGACCTCCGCCGGAGTAACTAAGCTCATAAGAATTCACCTTCCTGCAGCAGCTGATCAACATATTCGTCAACCATCCCTTCATATTCTTCCCGGAAAGCTTTTTCTGTGTGGGCCATAGTGTGCCGTCCTTCAACCATCCTATTCGTCTTGATTGCATGTTTAGCACCTGGCGGATGCGCCCAAAGCACATGCCCATGCTCAAACAAGTGGGCATGAGGAGCTTTGTTTATGACACGTACGGAAAATTCATCTTTCCCATAGATGTAAGGCCGCCCACGGGAAAGGCCACGTACCAGATTCCCTGTTTTGGAATGTTTAATATCCGATTTGTAGGCGGCTCTTGCTCTTGTTCTCATCCGGTTTCCTGCCCTGCCCATGAAGTTCTTTGTCTTCCGTGGGAATTTCTCTTTTGCCGCTTCCAGGAAGTCATCACTCAACTTCGTGAGTTCATGCAAGTCAAAATGCATCTCAATCATTGAATAATCCCCTCCGTGAAAATCTCCAAACGCTCATGATTGGCGTATGGATCCAAAAGATAAATGATGTCGTACCGCTGGCCTCCGCATCTGATATACATATCAGTCGTGAGGTCAGAACGATAACGAATAATGAATTTATGCGTGACGCGGGTAAGAACCGTATCGGCCGCACGGCCATGGAGCATGGTGCCGGTTTGCGGAACAATGGCGGCATAGACAGTATCAATAAGCTTTTCAGCGATATCACGCTGGCCCAGCTCGTTCTCATCCCCCTGTACAGGCTGATAGATTTCTATCTTCCGGTTCAGAATGGATGACAGGTTAGGTGCTACTTTCCGATACATAGTCAATGCCTCCTTCCAGCCCTGTATAACTATGCTGGTCAAGGATGGATTTCGCCGTAGGATTCACCTCTGCGTTAGTCACAGTGTACTGGCGCACGTCGAACATGTCGGCCACAAGAGCCATCACCGCCAGGGTAATGTCTTCATAATCATCCAGCTGTGCTTTCGTCAGTCCGGTGTAAGTCATGACGTAATGAATGGCAGCGGCAAGCATCGGTTCAAGCATCGTGGCGGCGCTGCCATCCGCACGAACGTATTCCTGCAGGAAATCAACGGTCAGTTCCGATACTTTCATACGTCACGCCTCCTTTGCAGCTTTCTCCTTTAGAGGCTTTTTCACTGCTTTGGTTTCCTCTGTCTTGGGTTCCTCTGGCTCATCCAGCTTGATAGCAAGACCGGCCTGGACAAGGTCCTTGCCGGTCTTATCACTTACTGTTCGTTCTTCACCGGGATGCATGATGACAGCCCCGGTGAAGCTAAGCAATGCCTTGATTTTCATGACAGGTCACCTCAAATCAAGCGGATTTCATGGTAAATTTAGCAATCTTCTGTTCTTCCACAATCTTGCTGTCGATTTCAGTCCATGCAATGACACCAACAACGTGTTCTTCTGCATAGCGTTCCTTCAGCACCTGAACATTGATGTCTTCAGCCAGTTTTACGTAGAGGCCGGAGTAATCACCGTAGAATACAGGAATAGCGCTGGCTGCAATATCCGGCATAGCATCAGAGATGTATACAGGTCTGCCCAGAAGGTTCCAGGAGAATTCATTTGTGAGGTCACGATTCATCAGGTAATCACCTTCAGAGTTTTTCAGCTTGCGAATAGCCTTGAAGGTGTTGGTGTTCATGATCCATGCGCAATTGCTCTGGAATCTCTGTTTAACGCTCATCTGAAGGTCAATCAGTTCATCAGCAGTGATGGCAGTTGCAGCAGCGGAAGTAACGCTCTGGGTGCAGGATGCCAGACCGGTCATCTTGCCATCAGTGCCAACAAGCAGCTGTTTTTCAAGGAATTCTGCTACAGCTTCAGCAATCTTATTGACTACATAAGCAGTCAGGTCGAATTCAGTGTTGTTAATCAGGGAAACAGAAACCTTGGTGAGTGCGCCAACAAGGTAGCCTTTCAGAGTGATACCGCTGAAAGTGCCGCTCTTAGAAGCCAGTGCAGTGAATTCTTCTGCATAGGAAGCAGTGGGGTCATTGGAATCATCAAATTTGGGGAATACAAGATCTCCTTTTACGTTGAACTTGGTAGCCAGTGCGTAGATTGGGCAGATATCTTTTACCAGTTCAATGATCTTTTTTGCAATGGTATTAGGAATGACTGCACCGTTATCGGTTTTGGTCATGTCACCGGCAGCGCGGCATTCTTCCAGGTTGCCACGGATGTAGGCGGCAAAAGCACGTTCTTCGTTCTTTTCAGCCTTTTTTACAGCCGGTTCTTCCGGTTCCTGAGATTTATTGACGGACATTGCAGCCCTAATTTTTTCAATGGTTGCATCCAATGCACGGATTTCTGTAGTAACCTGGTCAAATTCTTTATTTTCATCATCGTTCATGGCGCGGGTTTCATCTTCGGCCTTTTTAACAATTTCATTCAGCTTATCTACCAAAGCATTACGTTTTTCAATGAGTTTTTTCAGATTCATGATTATCCTCCCTATTTAATACCCATCTTTAAAATTTCAATCTGTCTCTTTTTCCGCTCCAAAGCTCCGTAGATGTCATTAACGCTATCCGTCTTGTCATCTACTACACGAATTTCTCTCAGTGCCGCCTTTTCATCACGGGTGTTAATGGAAGTTGCATAGTATGCCGGAGTGACGTCCAGAATAGATACTTCATTCAGGCTGATATCAGTCAGCTCACGGATGCGCCCGTTCTGGTCATCATCACGCCATGTTTCCCCGTTGGGGTTAATCCAGAAGCCAAAAGACCAGCCGGATAGGTTTCCTGCACGGCCTTCCCGCACAATGTCCAGATCATTGACAATCGCCCTTGCATAGAGACCAATATTATCCTCTTTCAGCCCCAGGGTGCCATCATCCATACCGCCTATGGCTCTTTCATGATTGAAGTACAGCTTCACATTCGGGTTTGCGGCAATCGCTTTGGCAAAGGTGCCTGCTTTTACCACTTCCCGGAAGTTTTTGCCGTCATAATCATGCAGAGTTCTGGACATTCTTTCTACAGCGTTCACATACCCTTCGATAATTGCAGTGTTATCACTGCGAATTTCCACTTTCATCGTTACCACCTCCTTTCAAATTAGTGCTGTCTTTAGGAGGCGCGGCCGCATCGTTGATGTTGGCTTTCACTCCGGTGTTCGGAGTATAGATTTCGCCTGTCTGTGGCTTATAAAGCACTGCATCAAGGCCCAGCTTGATAAAATCCATGCCAACAGGCAGCATATTTTCACGCTTACGGATATCATCCACAGTGAGCCAGGAATTTTTAAGGCCGATTTCATAGCACTGATACCGTGTCATGGTGTCGGCTTCCGTAATTGCGCTGCTGTCCATGGTGAAAAACAGCTTGTCTTTCTCCGATTCCAGAAGCATAAACTTGTTCAAGGCATTTTCAAGCGCCCTGGCAACCGGAAGAACTGCTGTCCGGATGGCCTGCAGATAGGTTTCAGATGATGGATTATCACTGAAAAGCCCTGTGGGAATACCGAAAATGGCATAAACAGAGTTATTATTGATGGTTTTGTTGTCCACCAGCTGGTTTTCCGTTGCTGTTGTGCCGATTTCTTGAAAATCAAGGCCATCATTCAGCACTACCACGCTGTTATCTCCGGAGAACAGTTTTGCCCACGCCTGACGGAGAGCTTTAAGAATATCTTTGTCCAAATGCCTGCTGGACTTTAAAAATCCTCTTTTAGCGCCTGATCCGATGGTGCTGTGCTCATATCTCAGTGCCTTGAACATGGTGGAGAAAAGTGCCTGGTTTTCTTTAAGGATGCCGTGGCCTTCCATTCCATCATCACTGTTCCTGAGAATGCGTAAAATCTGGTAATCATAATAGCGATGCCCGTTAATCCAGTAATTAACCGCCTTGAAAACAGGATCCGAATTGGTTACAGGGGAAACATTTTCATAGGCAACATAGTTAATAGACTGAACTTTATTACTCTTCCAGTTCACGAAAGCATAACCGGCACCGTTTAACAGGTAATCTATTACCATTGCCCGCTTGAACTGCACTGCGTCCAAAGTATCACCGGTTTCTCGGTTCAGCAGCTGAGTGCGGTAGTCATCAATCTCTTCTTTCCCGCCGTCTTCCATCTTCCTATACAGCCTTACCGGCATTCCGGAAACGGCACCGGCAATAAACTGCAGGCAGGATGCCACAGCCGGAAGGGTTAAAGCTTCTTCCCTGGTGGCACGCATGTCGATATCTGCCTGGATAAGGTCAGCCAATCCTGCAGGCGTCTCAGCCGGATTTTCAAGAGACCGCTTTTCTTCATCTTCTTTTTTAAATCCCAGAAAACTTAGTAAGCTCATTGTTTCACCTCCTTAAAATTGTGCGCCCCACGTTATTGGAGTATTGAGTTTAACATCCTGCTCCAATAGATACATGGCGTTGATGGTGGCTGCCACAATATCTATTTTTCCGTTAGACTTCTTCTTATTTACATATCGGTTCATGTTGGTGTCATAAACGCATTTGGCATTTTCAAAGTTGATTTCAACCATTTTGTTCCCTGATTCATAATGAAATTTACCGTCTGCAATAAGCTCTGCCAGCCATTTAGTAGGGGAGTGGAGCACGCTGGAATGCTGTTTCACTTCCACAGTATCAATGCCGCCTTCTTCCCACTTCTGTGCTGAACTTAGACAGTTGTACCGGTCAAATCCCAGAGCCTTGACCTTGCAGCCATATCTTTCTTCCAGGCTGAACACATAATCTTCAACCACTTTGTAATCAATGGTCCTATCGCCACATGGCACAACGTAACCATCTGCAATGTATTCGGCATAAGGTACCCTTTCTGCCCTGGTCTTTTCCTCAATCCTGTCCGCCGGAATGAAAACCATGGGGATGCAGTCAACCACATCGGCTTTGGCATCGTAGGAAATCACACTGACCGCCGTATTATCGTTTGTCATGGAAAGGTCAACGCCTACATAGACGTCACGGCCATGCAGGTCGATGCCTTTAACCTTTCCGCGACGCAAATCCTCCAATGAAATGTAGGATTCTCCGTCATATGTGCCGGATGCCATAATGTTGCAGTGCTTCGTGAGGAAATTCGTCTTTGTGGCTTCAATGTTCAGCGCCCTGGCATGCTTTTTCTTCAAATCATCCCAAATTTCCTGAATCTCGATGCCTGCAGGATTTCCCTGGGCCATTGCCAATGGATTAGTAATCCATTCCTTGGCAATTTCCGGATCCGGTTCATACAGCAACGAAAAAATCGCCTGATCCTCCACCTGTCCGTCAAGGACACGCTTTGAATAAGCGACTTCTGATTCAAATGGGTTATTTACTTTTGGATATTTGGTAGAAATGATGCAGCCCAGCTTGTTTTTGATGTTCAGCTGTCCGGATGCCATGGCCTCAATTGCGCTATTATTTGGAAGAGCGCCAACTTCATCGGCTAGGAAGACGTTCGGCAGACGGCCATCAAACCTGTTTGCGGCATAAGCCAGAGGCGTGTAAGTGGTCTGTGTCAGTGTGCACTTGATGCAGTCACGAAGCAGCTTGAACCGCTTCAATCCATGCACGTCATAGTAGACAAGAGGGGAAACCGACAGCGTATTCTGGATAGCTTCCTTGACCTCTTTTGACAGTGCCCGGTCCGGTGCCACACTGAAAAACTGTGAAAATGGAGGTTCCGTAAGGAAAAGGATGATGAAAATAGTCGCTACCGTGTAGGTCTTGAAATTCTTTCTGCAGATTTCAAGGACCGCACGTTCATAGCGCCGTTTTTCCGGATCAGAGTGATACACTTCAGCCAGAACGGCTACATAGAACAGCCATTGATAGCTGACCGTGCATTCATAGAGTGGTTTACCGAATTGCAGACCGCGCGGCATGATTAAGAGCTTCAGAAGCCCGTCAATCTGCCGGCATTTGTGCTCATTGATGCAGAAATCAGGATTTTCCCCGTCTGCAACCTGTAGGAAGTCACGGCATTGCTTGATGACGTAGGTGGGAGGCTTATATATATCCTTTATTTCCGGAATGATGGCCATGCTGGTGAAATCTCCGGAAACAATAGCTTTGGCATAGCGATAGGCGGGATGGTTCTTAATGTACTCACTGGACATGCCACGTCAGCCCTTTAAAGCCTTCAGTAAAGGATCCTGCATGGCCTTGTTCTTAGGATCCTCTTCTTTTTTATTCCTGGCATCTTCCAGCATCTTACTTAATGCCTGTGCTGTCTTGTTTGCACTGTCGGTCACTCTGTTATAAGAATTGATACCGGGATGTGTGTAAATATTAGCCCGGCCTTTGACATATTCCTTGGTAACAAGGACGCCGTCCTTTTCCAGGCTCTTCTGCAGCTCTTCCGCAAGCGCAACCTGCGTTGTATATCTCCGGAAGGTTGTCATAAAGAGGTAGTCATCAGTCAGCCCATAGGCATCGGCCGTTTCAAGCATCTCTTTCGCCATTCTATTTAGTTTTGTCTGAGTGATTTTATAGTTTGGCATTATAAATCCTTCCAAAAAACGCCTGAGAAATCAAAGTTTGTGTGAATTGAGGTAGGGCAATGTGGTCTAGGACCATTGTCAACTCTCAAATTTCGGAAGCCGGGGGGACATTTTCGCCAGCTCGCGGAGCCGGTCGGCAGGAATGATGCCGTGTTCTGCTTCTTCATGATGTTTTGGACACAATGTTATTAGATTATTCGTGTCAAGTCTCTGCTCAAAGTCTCTATCAAGTGATGTGATGTGATGAATCTGAAGCCCTGTATTGTTGATAACATGATCATCCTCAAAGCAGATGCGGCAAAGGTAGTGATCACGTTCAAGGACTTCAATCCTTTTCTTCTGCCATGCTGCTGAACTTCTGAATCTTTCGTTCTGTCCTCTTACTTTGCGATACCACTTGTGCTTCGGCTTCTTTGGGCAAACGTACCCAGCCGGGTGCATCCGGCCACAGTAGGGGCATGAAAAAAGCATGGGGGTTTTCACTTCCTATTTTCTAAGCTGCCTATGCGGCAGTGATCAGATTCTCCACCATGCTCAAGAGCTCTGTCATGTTTCTAAGCTTCCTATGCGGCAGTGATCCTGTACGAAACGCCCATGTAAAAAGCATGCGCCTGATCGACATGACGCATGCTTCTTTTAAGGAGGTGTGACATTCTTTATCCCCGAATTCCACACTATCATAATACTCCCTTTTCTATGGAACTTACATGAATTTTAGTGAACTCTTTCTCTAAATCCTTCAAAGCCCATCCGTGAAGACGCATCACCCATCGCAGAGAAAAATGCATTTCCACTGCGATTTGCTCCCACGGCTGGCACAAGATGTAATATCGATAGATAACGCATTTCCTATACTCATCCGGTTCCATGTTGATTAAGGAAATCGCCTGGTCTTTGACTTCCATGTAAGACTGCCATGCCTTGTTCACCTTATCCGCCTGTGATTCAATCTTCTCTACGATTTCATCAAGAGATGCATGGTGGTTAGACTGCACCCTCTCCCCAAGCGTCGGGCTGGAAATGTTCACGGCCCGGATGCGTAAGTCTTTCAATTCTCTTTCATACATCCGGATAACTTCATTCTGCCGTCTGACTTTCTGTAGAAATATCTTTACCGTCATTAGCCTTTCTGCCTCCCATTTATAAAAACCATGGAAAGCAAGGCTGGAGTTCTTACGCTCCGCCTTGCCCCTGTTACGCTTTTACTTCTCGTACACGGATCTTATTTTTGCGGGCCATGATGTTTTCTCACATGGCCTTTATAATTGCATCGAAGAATTTTCGTATATCCTGATTCCTGCTTTGCCCTGGCATATCCCGCCCCCTGAGAAATTACGACTATGGAAATATCAATATTTAGGTGCCTTGGATCTCTTCGATTCCGACACAACAGACCGATAGACCTGCCCAGTGTAAACGTCACGGATGGCTAAATCGTCCGCCGGTTCATATCCATTCATTTTCAAATAGAACCGGAGCGCTTTAATGCAGCTGAAGGCGTCTGCGGCCTTCTTCTTTTCCTTCTGCTCCCTGGCTCCCCTCTGGAAATTCCCCAGCACCTTCTCGAAGGTAGGATCCTTATGTTTTGCCACGCCCTGGCCTAAGCCCCTTTTCCCCATGCCGCTTTCCTATTTGGACTTCAATTCCTCCACTTTGATGAAAACACCTTCATGTTCTTCATAGCTTTTCGATAAGCTCAGCAGGTAAATCTGGGAATCGTCCTGCCAGAAGCCGCACACGGTCATACAGTCTGCCAGCCCCTTCTCCAAATTGTCCAAATCGGGCTTGGTGGTTTTTGGAGTCCCCGTGTTATGTTTCTTATCCTTGAAGCAGAACATCAGGCAGAGGGAGATGGGCCCTTCTGCCGGCTCTGCAGGCGCATGAGGTATTAGGGCGGAAATATATTTCTGCTTGATTTCCACCAGTTCAGGCGGCGTATAGAGCACCGCCCGGCCTTTGACTGTGCGGAGCTTCTTCGCCTGGAACGTCTTAGTCGGTATCCTCATAGGGATGAAAAACGAAATTTGTCTATTTGTGTCCATTAAATTACCTCATTTTCAAACAATCCAGTTCCCGTAGGGGAAGGATAGGGGAATAGTGTGTGGCGTAGCTTCTCGCCACACTATTTCCCCCTTTCCCTACACAGACAATTACAGGGACAAACCTATATATATAAACTGGTTTTTCTCATTATTAGAAGAATATTAGAAGCATTATTCCTTGTAAACTTTGCCTTCTCCAATTGTGAATTTTTCGCTTTGTACTACATATCTTCTCACCGTCTTCTGCGAAACATCGAAATACTGTGCCATGGCTTCCAGGTCTACCGGTTTCCCGTTGTCGGAAAGAATTTTGAAGGCGTCTTCCAATTCGACTATCCTTTTCTCTTTCTCGCTCTTTTTGGCTGCGTTTCCGGCCTTCCGTCCTCTTGCCTGCAAATCAATCAGGCTGCCCTCTTCGGCTGCCATTTTCAGAAGCCCCGTATCGTCCACCTTGTGGACAGGGTAACGAAACCACAGATTTATCGGCGGGAATGACGGGAATTCACGGAGTGTGCCGGTGATCCGGAACGCCGGGGCCGGGACTGTACCCGACGCCCGGTCTGCTTCCTCGTCGAAGGCGGAACGCTCTGATTCCACCGCCAGCGGAATCATGTCCAGGATGGCGTCCGGGTCGCGGGCGAACACACCGGAACCGGAGGACCGGTCAATGGACCTTTTCAGCCCCTGCCCGCCTTTGGAATGATGGTGGCAGTAAATGACCGAGCTTTTTAATTCTTTCGCGATTTTGTCAAATTGGTTGCAGAAGTGTGCCATCTGGTCTGCGCTGTTTTCATCCCCGGTAATGACCTTGTAAATGGGGTCGATAATGACAGCGGTATAATGCTTCTTCGCCGCTCTCCGGATCAGCTTGGGAGCGAGCTGGTCCATGGGGATGGCTTCCCCTCGCAGGTTCCAGATGTCGATATTTTCCAGATGGTCGGGACTGATGCCCAGCGCGTCGTACACATCGCGGAAGCGATGAAAGCAGCTCGCCCGGTCCAGTTCGAGATTGCAGTAGAGTACACTCCCCTGCATACACTGGAACGTGTCCAGCCATTTCTTGCCCTCTGCGATAGCAATGCACATCTCAATCAGCGCAAACGACTTGCCTGCCTTTGACGGCCCGGCAAGGAGCATCTTGTGCCCCTTGCGGAGAACGCCCTTTATGAGTTCATCTGCCAGCGGCGGCAGGTTATCCCAGATTCCGGATAACGGTTCCGGATCGGGAAGGTTGTCGTCCAGTCCTGCGATCCATTCCACCCATTCTTCGTAGGACGGCTTCCCGATGTTCGTGGCGATGAGGAATTGTTTCCGGTCTTTTCTCCACACTCCGGGTAACCTGGACAGCCGGGAAGGGTTCCGGTCGGCATCATCTACTTTCAGCCCGTTCTTCTTGCATACCTGATAAAGATTCTGTACACGTTTCTTGTATTCGTCCATGGATTCCGCATCGATATGGACGATGGCATGGACAGACTTTCCACCGGAATACACCAAAGCAGCCACCGGAAGCTCCAGTTCCCGGATCAGTGCTTCCTGCATCCCCGGCTCCATGCTGTCTGATTCCACAAGCGCAAACCGGAAATCTGTCACATTGGCGTTCTTCACGCCCTGCCCGTCAAACGGATTGAACCGTATCCATGCTCCAGCCTGCGGGTTGTAGTCCCCCATAGCGAAGGAAATGGCGTCAGAAATCGTGATTTCCTTTTGCTGAGCCTTGAGCCGGTACTTCTTGAGCCGGTCGATGTAGTACCCCGCCGTATTCCGGAAATCTCCTACATCCGGAACGAACCGCCCCGGATCATCCTGCTTCTCGAATGACCGCATACTGACAGCGATGATGTCATCCCGGCGGAATACCGCCGTCATGTAATTGAGCATGTCGGCGATGGGGTCCCAGCGGTCCGGTTCCCGGATCTCTTTCGCCGCTTCCATGTAGTGCTTGTCCACGATGGGCGCGGCGTCGGTGATGGCACTGTCCCAGTCGAGCGCCTTATCTTCCTGCGTCCGTTGGGGCAGCCATCCCCTTTCCTTGGCCATCTGGGTAATGGTCGCCCCCGTGACAGGGGTTGTGCTGCCGTTGAATCCTGCCCATTTCTGTGCGCATTCTCCGTCTTTGAAACGCGCCGCGTCGTAAGCGGACCATGCTTCCCAGACATCCATCGGATAGCCTTCATGCTTCAATGCCATGCCCACATTGAGCCATTCATCATAGGTGCATGACGCCGGATCGATTTTTGCCAGAAGCGGCCGGAGGTCGAAGTTTTCGTTCATCAGTCATCACCGCCTTCTGCCGGATCCGGATCATATGTCGCCGGGTTTACTCCCTGCGGGATATGCCATTTGTTATTGGCGATGCGGCCGATCATGCTGTTCGCCTGGCCGAATGTCCACACCCCTACGTGACGGAAGTCCCGGCCTTCGAGGAAACGGATTTGCTTCGGGGTGGACAGTCCGGCCTTCTGCCGGGACACCAGCTTGCCCAGGAGCCGACTTGCCTTCCCGGCGTTGTCTACTTCATCGGAATAGATTCCGAATTTTTCCAGCCGGGCTAGCTGCTTCTCCGTCGCCGGAGCCATTTCCCACCCGAATGTGGGCACGTAGTTCGACAGGTCCTCCGACTGAATGCTCAGCTCGAATTGAATCGGATCTACGAGCTTTCGCTTCCTTGCCCGCATGGCCTTGAGCTGTTCGGCAAGGGCTTCCTCCCGCTGGATGACGATTTCTTCCGAGGCCCGTTCTTCCGCTTCCTCAAGGTCCTCTGCTTCCCCGGATTCCTCCAGATTCTTGGTGACTTTTTCCGCCGTCTCTTTCGACTTGCAGATCAGGGACGCAGGGCGGCACAGGTCGTGCCGGGCTGTCTGCCAGAGGAAGTCCAGGATAAGCAGGTCCTTCTTCCCCGGTGACAGCCGCGTCCCCCTGCCGATGCACTGACAGTACAGCGCGCGGATTTTGGTAGGCCGAAGCATAATGACGCAGTCCACTGATGGGCAGTCCCAGCCTTCGGTCAGCAGCATCGCATTGCAGATTACGTTATACTTCCCGTCGGCAAAGTCCCGGAGGACCTCTTCCCGGTCCAGGCTCTGTCCGTTGACCTCTGCCGCACGGAAGCCCGCCTTGTTCAGGATGGCCTTAAACTTCCGGGCAGTGGCTACGAGGGGAAGGAAAACTACCGTTTTCCGGTCGGCGCAGTATTTCTTCATTTCCTCTGCAATCTGCTCGAGATACGGGTCCAGCGCCGTGCCCAGTCCTCCTGCCGAATAGTCCCCTGCTGACATCTTCACGCCGGTCAGGTCCAGCTGCAGTGGGATGGTCTGCGCTTTGATCTTGCACAGGTACCCATCCCGGACCGCTTGCGGAAGCGTGTATTCATAGGCAAGACTATCGAAGTACTCGCCCAGGCATTGCAGATTGTTCCGCTCCGGCGTGGCAGTCACCCCCAGCACATTGGCTTCCGGAAAATGCTGCAGCACGTGCTGGTAACTGTCAGACAGGCAGTGGTGGGCTTCGTCGATGATGATGGTACCGAAGGCATCCGCCGGAAACTGATTCAGCCGCTTGTCCCGCATCATCGTCTGCACGGAGCCGACCGTTACCCGGTACCAGCTTCCGATACTCGTTTCTCCTGCTTTCTCTTTGGCACACGCCAAGCCCGTTGCAATCTTGATCTTGTCCTCCGCCTGCTGCAGCAGCTCGTCTCTGTGTGCAAGAATCAGCACCTTCCTTCCACAGCGGACTTCACTCCGGGCGACATTTGCGAAGACGATTGTCTTCCCCGTGCCCGTAGGCAAGACGAGGAGGGTTTTGCGCTTACCCTTCTTCCACTCTTGCTTGACCGCTGCGACCGCTTCCCTCTGATACGGTCTTAATTCCATGGTCAGAAGGTCCCAGCTTTATATCCTGCGGAGGACTTCTGCTCATGGCTTTCCGGTGCCAGCCATTTCTTGATTTCGTTGTACTTGTTGTCTTTATACTCGCGGTTGTCCAGCTCGCACATGCCCGTGGCACCTACGACCTTCGTCCAGTCCATTCTGCCGGTGCCGCCTTTTTCAAGGATGCCGATGGAAACGAAAAACTGCGCCAGCTTCCACTTCTGCCTTTCAGTCAGAAAGAAGTTTACGACGGCGGAGCCTTCACCCTGCTCCCCGCCGTCGATAGCAACTGTAACCACCGCCTGCGGGCATGGCGGCATCTTTTCGGACCCGTGGTACTGACGGCGCTCGAAGTTCGTTACTTTGAAGGGGTACGTCCCCGGCTTGAGGAGAACATATTCCTTCCTGCTGTCCGTGACGACTTCGTCCCAGTCGATAACCCTGTCGCTGGTATCTGCGTGTGCTGTTCCGAATTTATTGAATGTGCTTTCCATTGTGTTTATCTCCTTTATGAATGATTAAAACGGGATGTGTTCATCCTCAATAAACTTGACAATCTGGTCCCATGCGCCGATCAGTACGCCTTCGATGAAATCATCAGGGTACTCATCGATGGGCATATCTTTCGGGAAGTACCCCTTCTTTGCGATGGATTCCGTGACTGTTCGCTCCGGCATTTCAGCCTGCGCCATCAATGCCCGGACTTTTTCGAGAAGGGCTTCATGCTTGGTCTGAGGAGCCGGCTTTTTATGTGCCAGTGCAGCCGGGGTTACGGGCTTAGGCGGTTCAGTCTTCTGTTTTGCGGCCGGCGCCGGTTCCGGTTCCGGTACAGGCTCCGGAGAGGCTCCGTTCGGGATGCACTTTGCAATCTGCGCATACTCAAATGGCAGCTTATCCGGAAGCCCGAACCGGTTCTTCGCATCCGCGAAGTTGGTATGGGAAGTCCACATCATCCTCCGACCGCCCATGGCTTTCTTCTTCTTTGACTTGTCATCCTCGACGAGCATCGTCTCGTAGTTCGCGAAGAACAGCATATCCGCCCATTCCTTAACCAACGGCGCGACCTTGTTCGTGGTCTTTGTTGAAAGCTTCAGCTCCCAATGGTCATACTGTCCCATTTCCTCCGGTAAGGTGATGGTTTTCAGGATGGCATGGGCGAGGATCACCACATTGACACCCTGCGCTACGCAGGTTTCCAGCGACAGCAGGAACCGGGCAAATTCTTCCACAAGGTAGGCGTAGCCGGAGCCGTAGCCGAAATCTTCTATCCCCTTTTTCTCGTGTTTCCCGCACAGGTACACAATGCAAAGCCTTTCAGCTGCATCTGCCGTATCAATGACCAGCGTTCGGCAGGTTCCCGTGTTCTTCCAGACTTCCTCAATACTCTGCATGAGCTGCGGCCATGACTGAATATCTGTCACTCTTTTGACATTCAGCCTTGAAGTACCGCCGTCCAAGTCAAAGAACAGCGGGTCTGGAAACTGGCTCGCAAATGTACTTTTGCCGATACCTTCCACCCCATAGACACAGCACTTTACAGGGCGGGCAATAATTCCGCTCGTTACGTTCAACATTTAAAACACCCCTTTCACAAACTTCGGAGCCTTCTGACGGATTTCTTCCGCCGGAGCTTCCGGATCATCAGACTTAACCATTCCGTCCTCGATGATGACGGAACACTCGTCACCCGTGGACACTCTCGTAGCGATGACCTGTAAGCCTTCCTGCTGGAGCCATGCCCCGAATTTCCGCAGTGTATCCACGTCCATCTGTTCGAGCTTATCCATCAAGACGAAACCGCACTCGGGGTTCAGCTTCCTGATGATGGCTACCGCCACTTTGAGCTGTTCCGCCCCTGACATCCCGTCCCATGGCTGCCCTTTGTAGATGAGCTTCCCGTCTTTCACTGACAGCCCCGGAAGAGGAAGGTCCGCCGCATCCAGCAGTGCATCCCGCTGCTCCCGAATACCCTTAATCTTGTCGGACAAGTCGTCATATTCCTGGACAAGATTGTCCGCTTCGATTTCCGTGGCTTCCTTTGCGGCATTGCTCCGGATCTTCGTGTTCAGCTCGTCAATCTTCCGCAGGTTCTCTTCCAGTTCCGCCGTGGATTCGTCCTGCAAGTCCTCCGCGCTCTTCTCCGCCGTTTCGGCATCCGCCTGCGCCCGCTCCAGATTCTTCCTGGCAATTTTCAACCGGCGTTCCAGCGCGATGACCTCATTCTCCGCCATGTTCGCCGCTTCCCGCAGCCGTTTTGCGTCATGCCGTTTTTCGGCGTTCATCCCGTTCCGGGCAAGGATTTCCTGCTGCTGTCTGACCAGTTCCGCCGCACTGATGGGCTCCTTCGGTACATCCGGATAGAACGGCATTTCTTCCGCAGCCTTTTTCTTCCGGTCAGCAATGCGGCCGATTTCCGTCCGCTGGCTGTAAAGCTGTGCCTCCTGCCGGTCAAATGCCTGAAGCCGGTCCCCTACTCCGATGATCCGGAGCAGGGTGTCGGCCTTTTCCTTTTCAGAAGCGTGCATAAATGCAGGCAGGTCGAGCGCCAGGGTGGAAATGAATTCATTCAGCAGACGCTGGCCGGATTTCTTTCCGGTCGAGTCTATGACCTTCAGGCTGCTGTTCTGTCCGCGCCGTTCCACGATAATGCCGTTGGACAGCTCAATATGCAGGTTCGGCGGGGTTAAAGCTCCGCCCCGTGCCGGATTCCCCGGACGGAATTTCTCGCCGCCCAGGGCCCAGGCGATGGCGTCCAAGATAGATGTTTTCCCCTGGCCGTTCCGTCCGCCGATGACCGTCAGCCCTGATGCCGACGGTTCCAGTTTCACGGCTTTGACTTTTTTTAGGTTTTCAATCTGCAACTCGTTGATGGTAACCATTTCTTCCCTCCTGTGGTAAAATGATGGCGGGAAATCTCTTTTTCCGCCTTTGGCCTTTGACGTGTGCTAGACGTCAGAGGCCTCTTCTTTTTGCTAATAAAAGTGGGCAGTCTTTTGGCTTTTCGATTGGGACGCTCCCGTCTGGAGCCAGTTTACTGTTTGCCATCGCACGGCAAACATAAACAGCATCCCCGTCACGATTAACACGATTTCTGAAAATACAGTCCCAACAGTCCATTCTGTAAATGTCCCAAAGCTTCGGGCAGAATCCTAACCCTCCCTCTTTGTGCGGGAGCCTTACATCAGAAAATTTATTCGGACAGATAAAGGCAAACTGGCACACGTCGCAGTCAGTATTTGCTTTCATCTTCATCACCTCCCTTCATAATCCTTTCCTTTTTGTCTCTTTGATAGGGCAATCCCTGGGCGTTGTCTTTGGGATTTTCCCGTCCAGCTGGATGCGGTTGTAATGCATGGCCGCACAGTTGTAAACCGGATGCCCGTTTTCAATGCCGTCCGACATATGGCAGAACAGGCAATTCCGGCACCGGAGGAGTTTCATTTCCGGAAGCTTCGGGCAAAGTCCCAGGCCTCCATCATCCAATGGCAGGCGCTGGTGCTCTTCTACCATGGGGCATGCTTTAACGAATGGGCATGATGGGCAGTTGGTTGATGCTTTCATCTTCATTCACCTCCCTTCACGGGCTTCACATGAATCACAATCATCTGGCCCGGCTGAAGGTCTCCTGGATCGGAAATATGGTTTTCCTGCATGGTCCGGTAAACCAGCTCCTGCATGTTGTCATAGTCCGACGCAACCTTAGCGCAGAGGCTCCAAATGGTATCTCCCCTGTCTGCTTCAACGTGGTATTCGATGAGCTCTGCAGGCGGATCGTAGGCATAGACGCCGGCAACGATAACTGCCGGAAGGACCAGCGTGGCAATGATTTTCTTCCATTTAATCCTCATCGAGCTCATCCTCCTTATTAGGGTCATAATCGAAGTACTCGCCATTTGTTTTCATGATTTCGCCTTTCAGAAATTCATGAATGAGTCTCAGCGCATTGTCATAAGCAACGACTTCACCGTGAGACTGGCTGCGCCAGATGATGGATTTGAAAGTATCACAGGAATCGGAAAGTTCATTCTGGCGGAGCCTTTCCAATTTATGTTGAATGCTCTGCAGCTTCCAAAGTTCTTCTCTTGTCATCCTGCTCACTCCTTTGCTCTTTTAGCCATTCCTGGTATTCAGCCTCATGCTCATTGACGTATCTTGCGATGTAATCAAGTAACTCTGTCATTACTGCTCACTTCCTTAAAAACCTGCTATATAGCTCAATTTCTTGCATACTATACAAGTTTTAGAACAAAAAAATTTCGATACTTTCTTTGGGAGAAAGCGCAAGCCATTTACTGATTATGCAAGCTTCGGCACAATCAAATTCGCTTGCTCCATTCATTTTGTTGGATACAGTCGTTACCGACTTGCCAAGAACGTCTGCTAAATCCTTGTAGGTTTTATTTTCCTCATAGAGTTTTCCTTTAAGCTTTTGCCGATTCATAAGTATCACCTCCTTTTTAACTTGCATACCATGCAAGTTTTCTACGATTAGAATAACCTATGGATATTAAATTGTCAAGCATGTAATGCAAGATTTCTTGACTTGTTTGCACGTTTTCTTGCACGTTGTACAAATTTATGATAATATCTTTTCAGGGAGGTGCAAATCATGGATAAAGATATAATTAACCGACAAATTGGTGCAAGAATAAAGGCTGTCAGAAAAGAAAAAAACATGACACTTCTTGAATTAGCCAATAAAGTTGGGCTAAGTGAAGGAACTGTCCAGCGCTACGAAGCAGGGAATATTAGCAATGTCGCAATTTCTACATTAGATAGTTTTGCAAAAGCTTTAGGAACTTCCACTGCTTATCTCATGGGTTGGGATAAGCAGGATAATGATTTGGAACTTACAGCCAGCGATGAACGTGAAATTGAATCCGATTTGGAAGATATGATGAACTCCGTATCCTCCGCGGCCTATGAAGATGGCGCCGACATTGAAGACATTGAAGCATTCACTGCCACCATTAATGCCGCAATGATCCAGGCTAAAAAAATTGCAAAGAAGAAATATACGCCTAAAAAGTACCGGAAGGATTGAATAGTATGGAAATACAGCGGAAGGTTCGCCAGCTGATCCACCGATATAAAACTGATGATCCGTTTGCACTGGCGGAGGCTAGAAACATCCATATCATATATGGAGATTTAGGCGGAAAACTAGGGAACTACTTAAAATACAAAAGGTCAAAATTTATTATTATTGATGACAAGCGCACGCCTTCTGACTTACTGAACTTCGTCTGTGCACATGAATTAGGGCATGCGCTTTTCACCCCGGATGATAATACGCAATGGCTGAAAACATACACCATGAGCATTAATGCCAGCAGGGTAGAGCATGTGGCCAATCAATTTGCTGTGGAATTGCTTCTGAATGATGAATACCTTGCAGATCATGAAGACTGCTCTCTATATGATTTGGCAAGATGCCGTGGAGTTCCAAAGCAGTTTATCCAGCTGAAGAAAGGGGATTAAGGTGGAATTATGGGTGGTCTGATTTTAATCGTCATAATCTTTGCGGTATGGTATTACAGGCATAATAAAAAGAAAAAGCAGGAAGCTGAGCTGGAAGCAGAAGCTCCATTCTATTCAGAATTTTTGGATGCTTACAGGCTTCCTGAATCCCACGGATTTGCCAGGATGCATTTACCGGTAACCAATCAATACCGTGTACCCATTGACAGCTTCGTGGCGTTCGATGTGGAAACGGCCAATGCCCAACCTTATTCAATCTGTAGCATTTCAGCCGTTAAAGTTGACCATGGCCAGATTACGGACAGTATCACTTCTTTGATTAAGCCGCCGGAAACTAAATTCACAAACACACGGATCAATGGGATCACATGGGATATGGTCCGCACAGCTCCCACGTTCAAAGAATATTATGAATCCACTTTCCATGACTTCATCAAAGGATATGTTCTGGTAGCGCATAATGCTCAGTTTGATATGGGCTGCCTGCTGCACGCCGCGTTGGTAGAAGGTATTTCACTGGACCGCCCTCTGCTTTTTGCTGATTCTCTGCAAAGCGCCAGATTTACTTACAGGGATCTGCCTAACCATAAGCTGAATACAATCTGTGACTATTTGAATATTGAACTGGACCATCATGATTCCTTGTCAGATGCTAAAGCCTGTGCTCAAATCATGCTGTACACCATGAAAGAATTAACCGCTCCTACCGTGAAATCCTTGTATAAACCATCTCAAGATATGTTTGTGAAAACAGTCATTTATGAATCAAAGACGTATGTTGGCGGCATTTCCTATGAATCCTTATACAAGGAAAAGCCGGATGGCTACACAAGGGAAGATTTCATCAGGGATTTCGTGGATCCGGGAAATTATGCCCACCTTGTGGATATTTCCATTGAAAAAGAGTTGCAAAAACTGCATAAGCCGGAACTGCAGAAAATCCTTGCTGATGCAGGGCTGCCTACAAATGGGCTGAAGAAGGACCTGATTGCTACCATCATCGAAAAAGGGATTGCGCCAGCACTCCCGGAAAACTACGTCCATATGTATACAGTCAGAGCTCCGGAAGCCAGTGGGAACCCATAGTTTCCAATTTCAATCTCATAAAAATCTGTTCAAGCTTCTGGAAGGGAAGAATTCAGCCTGCCGAGATTTCCAAACAGGCCAAAATGGTTTTTCTTATTTTTCCTATGATTTCCTAAATCATCTAATCGCGAAAAATCAGTTTAGTATAATTGGGGTTTGTCAAGGAAAAGTTATCTGTCAAAATTCTGCAGTTATTGAGCTCATTATCATAATCTTTTCCTTTTCTGCCTGCTTGAAATGATTTGCCGACATAGGCAAAACATCAACTGTGCAATTCCTTACAGATTCGCACAGTAAAGAATCCATCTGTGTAAATTTCCAATTTTTTGCACAATAAAAAGCCCCATCCATACCGTCGTATGGATGAGGCTAGTGGTCACGAAGCTTTGCAGAGCTTGTGGCCGTTGTAATCTATCCCGCGTGAGGCTGATTACTATTCTATTATACCAAACCAGCCTCCATTTTACCCAGTTAGGAGGCTTTTCTTATGCCTAAAAAAGAAACCACAGCACCAGTCAAGGCCGTTTTATATGTCCGCTATTCTTCGGATCGTCAGCGTGAGGAATCGATTGAAGGCCAGATTCGTGTCTGTGAAGACTATGCCCGCCGGAATAATATGGTCATCGTTCACACATATGCAGACCGCGCAATGACCGGAAGGTCAGACCAGCGCCCGGAGTTCCAGATGATGATTCAGGCAGCCGCCACGCAAGCTTTTGACGTTGTCCTGGTATACAAGCTGAACCGCTTTGCCAGGAATAGATACGATTCGGCCAAATACAAGCATAAATTGAAAAAATATGGTGTGCATGTTGTCAGTGCCATGGAAAATATTGCTGACGATCCATCCGGCATTCTGCTTGAATCTGTCATAGAAGGAATGGCTGAATACTACAGCGCCGAGCTGGCCGAAAATGTAATGAGAGGGATGACGGAAAATGCTCTGGAATGCAAGTGGTCAGGCGGCCTTGTTCCGTTAGGCTATAAGCTGGATGCAGATCATCACCTGGTCATTGATGAAGCCGGAGCGCAGATAGTCAGGCGGATTTATCAGATGGTGCTGGATGGCCGCACGCCTACCGGAATCATCAATGAGCTGAATGCCGCCAACTGCCGCACATCAACCGGCCGCCCCTTTGGAAAAAGCAGTCTAACTACCATTCTTCGGAATGAAAAGTATATTGGCACTTATACCTGGAACCACATCCGGAAAGAGAACGCTATTCCTGCAATCATTGACAGAAAGACCTTCGAAGCCGTACAGAAGACCTTGCAGTACAGGAAGAATAATCACGTGAAAGTATGCAGTGAAAATTTCCTTCTAACCGGAAAACTTTTCTGCGGCCAGTGTGGTTCTAACATGGTCGGCACATCCGGCACGTCGAAGTACAAAAATACCTATTACTACTATGCCTGCACGAAGCACCTGAAGAAAGACGGATGCACAGCCAGGAACATCAGAGCCGATAAACTGGAAGAGCTTGTTTGCTCTGTTACCACCAGAATCTTGTCCAGTAAGGAAGCTGTGCATGCAATCGCCCGGCAGGCAGTCGAAGCGCAGAAGAAGCAAAAAGAATCTCTGACCGTTCAATCTCTGAAGAATCAGGCGGCAGAGATAAATAAAAAGCTTAAAAATTGCGTGCAGGCGGTCGAGAGCGGCCTTATCTCCGTCACCATAACAAATCATATTAAAGAATATGAGAAACGCCTCACAGAGCTAAATGAGGCCATTTCTCGCGAAGAATTATTATCCGGTAAGTCAAAGCTGACGGAAAAGCATATTGAATTTTTCTTTTACTCAATCGCCCAGAAAATAAAAACAGCGGACAAGTACAAGAGCATCCTGCTCTCATCGCTCGTCCGCTGCGTGATAGTCTATGATGACTACATTGAAATTCAGTATAATTACAAAAACGAACTCCCACTCCTGCAGAATCCTGTAAGAGTAAAGAGTTCGAATTTGAATGGTATGGTGACCCAAGAGAGATTCGAACTCCCGACACCTTGATTCGTAGTCAAGTGCTCTATCCAGCTGAGCTATTGGGCCAAATTGGCAGGGGCAGAGGGACTCAAACCCCCAACCTACGGTTTTGGAGACCGTTGCTCTATCAATTGCGCTATGCCCCTGTGTCTCAGGTTTTCTCAACCATATGACTTAAATATAATAACAAACGGAAAGCAAAAAT